TTAAATTCTCAAGAAGAAGGTGCTGAACCAATTGTTCAGAATCCAGAAGCAGAGGAAAAAGTGCAAGGATTCTCTTTTGGTCAAAACAGACCAGAAACAATCCAAGATAAGGTTTACGAAAAAATGTTCAACTAAATTAATTTAAATAAAAAATGGCTACTACAACAAGTATTACCACAACTTATGCTGGGGAGTTTGCAAATAAAATTATTGCTGCTTCTTTGCTATCTTCTCCTACTATCGATCGTGGTGGTATTGAAGTAAAACCAAATGTACGTTTTAAGCAAGTTATCAAAAGAGTTGGCACAGATGCCATCTTAAAAAATGCAACTTGTGATTTCGATGCAACATCGACAGTTACTTTGACTGAAAAGATTTTACAACCAGAAGAATTTCAAGTTAACTTACAACTTTGTAAGAAAGACTTTGCTTCTGATTGGTTATCTGCCGAGCAAGGATTCTCTGCTTTCAAAACATTGCCTAAGTCTTTTGCTGACTTTTTAGTTGCACACGTTGCTGCTAAAGTTGCTGCTAAGAACGAAACTAATATCTGGGAAGGTGTTACTGCTAACGCAGGTGAGTTTGATGGTATTTCTACATTATTGGCTGCAGATGCTTCATTGCCTTCAGGTCAAGAAATTGCAGGTACTACCGTTGCTTCAGGAACAATCATTGCTGAATTAGGTAAGATTGCAGATGCTATCCCTTCTTCTTTGTACACAAAAGATGATCTTTACATCTACACTTCACAAGCAATTGCTCGTGCTTACATTCGTGCTTTGGGTGGCTATGGTGCATCTGGTTTAGGTGCTAATGGTACTAACGCAATGGGAACACAATGGTACAACAATGGATCTCTTACTTTTGATGGTATCAAGATCTTTGTTGCAGATGGTCTTGCTTCTACAAAAGCAATTGCGGCTCAAAAATCTAACTTGTATTTTGGTACTGGATTAATGTCTGATATGACTGAAGTTAAGGTTATTGACATGGCTGACATCGATGGATCGCAGAATGTGAGAATAATTCTCCGTCTAACTGCAGGTGTACAATACGGATTTGCTTCTGATATTGTTACTTACGGTATCACAAATGCTGCCAACTAATTCAAATAGCACCTCATTAATTTGGGGTGCTTATTTTTAACTTTTAAATTCAATCAATATGCCTTGCGATATTTCTTTGGGGAGATTAGAACCCTGTAAAACAGCAGTTGGTGGATTAAAAGCAGTTTATTTTATGACTGAAGGGGATGCAACTGGTGTTACTTACGATGCAACTAACACAGATGCTATTACTGCTATTGCAGGAACTCCAATTGGATTCAAATATGATTTGAAAGGATCAAGTTCATTTGAGCAAACCATCAATTCATCAAGAGAAAACGGAACTACTTTTTTCACACAAACTTTAAATTTAAGTTTAAAGCAATTAACTATTAAGGATCATAAGCAAATTAAATTACTTGCTTACGGTAGACCTCAAGCAATCGTTGAAGATAACAATGGAAACCTTTTCTATTGTGGTTTAAGAAACGGTCTTGATGTTACAGGAGGTACAATTGTTACAGGTGCGGCTATGGGCGATATGTCTGGCTATACCATTACAATTGTAGGCGAAGAACCACTACCTGCAAATTGGATTACAACTACCTTAACCGCTGCTGGCGTAACGGTCACATCTGGAGTTTAAGAATTTTTGTTTGTTTGGGTTGAAATTAGGGGGCAGATGCTCCCTTTTTTCGTTAAAAAGAAAACAAAACTACTTTTTTACGTTTATACACTATGATAGTATTAAAACCATCTGCAAGCAATCAAGAAGTATCGTTTATTCCAACAAGATTAAGTGATGCCAATTATTTATTTATCAAGAATGAAACAACTAATGTTGAAACAACTCATAAGATAAATTGCAAGAAGAAAAGTTTTTTTAGTACTTTTAAAATGGTTTTTGATTTAGAAGAAGGGCATTTTTATTCTTTTAAAATTAAATACTATGGGGTAATCAATAACGTATTGGCTTATCACCTTGTTAATAACATTAAAGTATTTTGTACCAATCAAGTACCCGAAAGTTATTCGGTTAATTCTGGTACATACACAAGCAATACAGATTCAATAATATTCTATGAATAAGAAAGATCATTTAAATTCACATTTTATTCAGTTGGAGGCATACTCACAACCTAAAATTGTAGAATCAAAGCGAGATAATTGGGTAGAATTTGGGGAGGACAATAACTTTTTCCAATTTTTAATTGATAGGTACAATGGATCTACAACTAACAATGCCGTAATAAACAACATTATTAAGTTGATTTATGGTCGTGGTTTAGATGCAACCGATTCAAATCGGAAGCCTAATGAATATGCACAAATGATAATGCTATTCAGAAAAGATGTTACAAAGAAAGCAGTATCTGATTTAAAGTTATTAGGTCAATATGCTTTGCAGTTAATTTACAATAAGCAAAAGACTGAAATTATAAGAGTTGAACATATACCGGTACAACTTTTAAGAGCAGAGAAATGCAATAGCAAAGGAGAAATAGAGGCTTATTACTATTCTGACAATTGGGAAGACACAAGAAAGTTTATACCTAAAAGAATAAGTGCATTTGGATTTGGTGATAAGACTTTAGAGATTCTTTACATTGGCAATTATACGGTAGGGCAAAAATATTATTCTAATGTTGACTATGTTGGTTGTATTCCTTATGCTAAACTTGAAGAAGAAATAGCAGATTATTTAATTAACGATGTGCAAAATGGGTTTAGTCCTACAAGCATTGTCAACTTTAATAATGGTATTCCAGATGAAGAAAAAAGGGAATTGATTTCAAGACAGGTTACAAAAACATTAACAGGATCTAAAGGCAAAAAAGTAATTGTTTCATTTAACAATGATGAAACTAAAAAGACTACCGTTGATTCGGTTGCTTTAAATGAAGCACCAAAGCATTATGATTATTTATCTGAAGAAGCAAAATCAAAGATACTTTTAGGACATGGTGTTGTAAGTGGATTGCAATTTGGTATTCCTACTGCAAATGGATTCAGTTCTAATGCCGATGAATTAAAGAATGCAATCACCTTGTTTGATAACATGGTTATTCGTTATTTCCAAGATACATTCATTGATGGCATTGATAAGGTATTGGCATTTAACAAAATCAGTTTAAATCTATATTTTAAGACTTTACAACCATTGGAGTTTATTGATTTAAATCCTAATGTAAGCAAGGATCAATTACAAGAAAAAACAGGGGTTGCTTTGTCTTCACATTTAGATGAATTAGATGTAGAAGAATTTGGCGAAGACATTGATTTAAACGAATGGGAATTAGTAGATAGTAGAATAGTTGACCTTGATACAGAAGATCAGTTAGATGCAGAATTAGAGGCATTAAACAACACTAAAAAGTCTTTGATGTCAAAGATTTATGAATTTGTAAGCACAGGAGTTGCAAGACCAGACATAAAATCAGAGCAAGATGGTAAATTATTCCAATCAAGATATAGATATTCTGGTGACACAACTGAAAAGAGCAGAATCTTTTGCAAGAAAATGACTGCTGCAAATAAGTTATATCGTAAAGAAGATATTATGCGCATGAGTGCAAAGCCTGTGAATGAGGGATGGGGGCCAAAAGGTGCTGATACTTATGACATATTTTTGTATAAAGGAGGAGGTGCTTGTCATCATTTTTGGACAAGGGAAACGTATAAAAGATTTATAGATCCAAGAAGAAAAGGATCTGTTGAAGTTACACCTGCACAGGCAAGAAAGCAAGGTGAGATATTACCAAAGAATAATCAATTGGTGTACACAAGACCTGTCGATATGCCAAATAAAGGATTTTTACCAAAATAAGATATGGCTACTGCATTATTTATAAGTAGGGATGAATTAGTAAAATATACTGCACTAAATGGAAATGTCGATACGGACAATTTTATTCAGTGGGTTAAGTTGGCTCAAGACATTCATATTCAAGGTTATTTAGGTACGGATTTATTCAATAAGATAAACGCAGATATAGTTGCCAATACATTAGCAGGCAATTATTTAATGCTTGTAAATGTGTATATAAAACCGATGTTAATACATTGGTCGATGGTAGAATTTTTACCGTTTGCAGCTTACACAATAGCAAACAAAGGTGTTTATAAGCATGGTTCAGAAAATAGTTCTAATGTAGATAAATCTGAAATTGATTTTTTAGTAGAAAAGGAAAGGTCTATTGCTCAAAATTACACAAGAAGGTTTATAGATTACATGAGTTTTAATAATAATTTGTACCCAGAATATAACACAAATAGCAATGCAGATGTCTTCCCAAGCAAAGAGAGTGATTTTGTTGGCTGGGTCTTATAAGCCAAAGAAAGAAAACGTAAAGAAATTAAAGGTGTATTTAAAAAAAATAGAAGATGAGTCTTAATTTTAGCCATATAAAATCCGATACATTTGACCAAGTCAACTTTGAGTTAAAGGTCAATACCGTTGTAAAAAATCTAACAGGTGCGGTTATACGGATGCAATTAAGAAAGACTGCCGATGATACAACACCTGCTTTATCATTAACATCTGTTGCAAGTGCAGGTATTACAATTACATCACCAACAACTGGTCTATTTAGAATCAATACTCAAATAATAAATATCCCTGTTTTTGATTATGAATATGATATTGAAATAACATTTGCCGATGCTACGGTTAAGACATACGTTTCAGGAATTTTCTCAATCACCCAAGAAATTACAAGATAATGGCAAACGATATTATTGATATAATTGTTACCGATAATTCCGATAACGTACAACTTAATGTAACTCCAAATTTGGTTTCAATCAATGTATCGAATACATCTGGAAATATAATTGGATCTAATTATTTTTTATCAAGTTCTTTTGCTGCTTTGCCTGTTACAGGGGATACGACAACTCTTTATGTTACTAATGATACAAGTTTTATGTATCGTTGGAATGGAAGTTCTTATAGTCAAATTTATTCTACTGCTCCAATATCATGGGGACAAATTACAGGTACATTAAGTAATCAAACAGATTTACAAACTGCTTTAAATTTAAAAGCACCATTAGCATCTCCTGCATTTACAGGAACCGTTACAGGAGTTACTAAAACAATGGTAGGACTATCAAATGTAGATAATACAAGTGATGTCAATAAACCTGTTTCGACTGCTACTCAAACTGCTTTAGATTTAAAATCAAATATAAATAACCCCACTTTTACAGGTACGGTTGGAGGCATAACAAAGTCTATGGTAGGGTTGAGCAATGTTGATAATACAACAGATCTCAACAAACCTATTAGTACGGCAACGCAAACAGCAATAGATTTAAAAGCAAATACTACGGATGTAACAAATTCTTTAGCATTAAAAGCACCATTAGCCTCACCAACTTTCACAGGAACGGTAAGTGGGATTACAAAGACAATGGTTGGATTAGCAAATGTAGATAACACTACCGATGCTAATAAACCAATCAGTACTGCCACTCAAACTGCATTAAACTTAAAATATGATGCTTCTAATCCAAGTGGTTACACAACTAATGTAGGAACGGTAACAAGTGTTGCCGCATTAACTTTAGGAACTACGGGAACGGATGTTTCATCTACGGTAGCAACAGGAACTACAACTCCTGTCATTACATTAAATATACCTACTGCAAGTGCATCAAATAGAGGTGCTTTAAGTTCTGCCGATTGGACTACGTTTAATAATAAACAAGCAACGATATCCCTAACAACAACGGGAACAAGTGGTGCTGCAACTTTTAGTGCTAATACGTTGAATATTCCTAATTATGGTAGTGCATTAAGTGGATACCTTCCATTAAGTGGAGGTACATTAACAGGTGCATTAGGCGGGACAAGTGCTACTTTTTCAAGTAGTGTTACGGCAACATCTTTATTAGTTAATACAACTGCGGTAAGAAATATGTTAGGCATATCTTCTACTGCATTGCCTACAAGTGGTGCAGAAGAAGGTGTAGCAGTTATAAAAACAAATGCTTTAATTTGGCAATTATCAACTGTTGGTTATGATGCTAATAGTAAAGGTGTAAGATTTTATAATAATGGTGGCTCTGGAAATACTGCATTTGAAGTAACACAATTTGGAGGCACAAGATTTATAATAGATGGAGGTGGATTAGCAGCTATTGGAACATCCCTTTCAATAGGTAATGGGGCAACTACCACTGCACCTACTAATGGATTAGCGGTAAATTCAACTATAACTATTGGAGGAACTTCAGCTAGCGGTACACAAAAACTTACAGTATTAGGGGTAAGTGGAGCTATAGCAGCATTTACAAATCAAGTAAATGCAGATTTAGTAATTGATTTAACTTCTGGTGTATCATTATTAAGAACTACTTTAGGTGCTATATCATTAGGTGCTATTAATACTGAAGGTTTAAGAATGTTTGCTTCTACTCGAAATGTTCTTATCCAAAACGGAGGAACATTTACAGATGCAGGGTATAGGTTAGACGTTAATGGTACTGCAAGGGTGAGTGGAGTATTAACGGGAAGTTCAGCTGCAGTTTTTTCTGGGAATATAACTGCTGATGGAGGTACTCCTGTTGTTTTAACTGGCACAGGAACAGTTAATATATGGGGTTCGAGAGTTATTTTAAGACAAAATGGAGCTGCATTAAATAGAGCAGAACTTTATTCAGATAATGGTATTCAATTGACAGCTAATTCGGGTTTTGGTGTTGTAATACCAAACGGCAACGTAGGAATTGGAACGACAAGTCCTGATTTCCCTTTAGACGTTGTAAGGGGTTCTACTGGCACGGTTGCTACTTTTGGAATAGAAGGTTTAACAACTAACCCAAGATTGAGAATTGATGCAGATGAAACAAACAATACGGTAACACTAAATCCTAAATATAGCGGAGCAACTTCCCCATCTCTTGTATTTAAAACTCAAGAGGCGGAACGTATGCGTCTTTTTGCAAATGGAAATTTTGCTATTGGTACAACCACCGATTCGGGGTATAAGTTAGATGTAAATGGTACTGCAAGGGTAAGTGGTGCAATAACAGGAACAGTTGCCATTACTTCTGCCGCAGGTACAGCTGTAGGTAATGACTTTATCACTAATCATACTGTTAATACTAGTGCATCGTGGATAGGGACAAGGTTTATTTCCAATGTTACAACATCAGCAGCTCAAAGTTCAACAATTGTTGCTCAGCAAGCAGTTATTGGGATAAGTTCTACTACAAATCTACCATCTGCTATTCAAGGTTGTCAACTAACTATGAATATGAATGGTGCAAGTGGAACACTTGGTCAAATAACAGGTATTATTTCAGGTGGAGTTATTGCCAATGGTGCTACTGTATCAAACATATATCATTATAAAACAGACGGTATGTTTACTCCATCAACGGGAGTAGTCAATACACAATATGGTTATTATTATGATGAAGCATATATAACTCCGTCAAATAGAGGCTACGCTTTCTATTCAAAAGTAAACCCAAGTGGAGGAACACTAGCTTCATTAACAGATATTAGTATTATTCCTGCATCTACAAAAGGTGTAGGAATTAGTAATACACCAATAACCCCTGTTGCATCTGCAATATTAGATATTACAAGCACCACTAAAGGGGTTTTATTACCTCGAATGACAACAACTCAAAAGAATGCAATAGCAACTCCAGCAACGGGATTAGTAGTTTACGACACAACTTTAAATAAATTAGCAGTTTATACTGGCGCCGCATGGGAAACAGTAACATCTTTATAAAAATAATAATATGAAATTAATCGAAGAAGTATCAATCTGGGACAATGGTTCTCAAAAGAAAGCAACCATTTTAAATGCGTATGTAGTAAACTTGATTTTAAATCAATCGGCTACATTTTATTATGGTATATCTGCTCAAAACGCAGATGGTTCAGTAGGCGAAACATTATCGCAAGGGAATCTGTCAATGGCAGGCGAAGATTATGCACAATGGGTTATCGACAACGATGCTTGGGATTACATTGCTAAATCATTAAATCTTGTTATCACAGGAGATTATGTAGCACCTATTATACAAAATTCTGAATTATAATAGTACATTTAAAAATAATTTAATCTAAACAACAAAAAAATGAAAGTCGATTTAAATTTTAATCTATTGGATCTCGATGGAAACATGATTGAGAATGCCAATGCAGGTAAAGTAGTTGCAAACAATTTAGTTCAACAAACTAAAGGAGATGCTTTAAAATTTTGGGAATGGGCATTAGCACTTAACAAAGGTGAAGCATTAGACCTTGATTCATCTGATTTAGAAACATTTACATCATTTATTAAAGACAACGAAAACTTTGCAATCATAGCAAAAGCACAAATTTTAAAAGTACTAAAAAAATAATGGAACATTGGAATGAAGTTATCTTGCCAACATTGACTGCATCTTTTGCATCTTTAATTACTTGGATTTTCGGTAGAAAGAAAGCACTTGTTGAAGTTGAGGCTGGCGAGATAACCAATGTCCAAGAAGCAATTAAGATTTGGCGAGAAATGGCAACAGATTTAAAAGCAGAAGTGGCAGATTTGAAAGAAAAAGTTGAAACATTAAGTACAGAGATTCATAATTTGAGAACAGAAAACGTAGAGTTAAGAAGCAAATTAGATGAAGATAAGCCAAAAAGGACTAGACCTACTAAAAAGATTTGAGGGTGTTAGGTTAAAACCTTACCTATGTCCTGCAGGTATTGCCACCATTTCAATAGGTTGTACATATTATGAAGATGGCACAAAGGTAAGAATGACAGATGCCGAAATCAGTCCATCAAGAGCAACCGAAATATTTCTTAATGTCTTAAAGCATTATGAATCTTCAGTTGATTCTTTTACAAGGGATGATATTAATCAAAACCAATTTGATGCTTTAGTATCTTTTGCTTATAATGTCGGCACAGGTGCATTAAAGAAAAGCACATTGCTAAAGAAAGTAAATGCAGATCCTAATGACAAATCAATAGAAAGTCAATTTTTAATTTGGAATAAAGTCAAAGGAGTTGCAGTTAAAGGTTTAACACAAAGAAGACAAGCGGAATCCAAACTTTATTTCTCATGACAAACAAATTAGCAATCCTATTTCTACTTCTTACCATTGTTTCTTGTAGGACAAGCAAGGTAGAAACACAAAAGTCTATTATCAAAATAGATACTTTTAGAACTGAAAAGATAGTTCATATATTCAATAGCGTTAGGGATACTTTAATCATTGATAATCCTTGCGATTCTTCGGGCATTCTGACACGATTTTATAGCAAGATAACAATTCCACAAGGTCGCATAATAATAAGGTCTTACAAGGGCAGTATTAAAGCCACAATCGATATAGATTCAATAAAAAGTATCTACGAAAAGCAATATCAATCAAGATTAAAAGATAGTCAGCATTTAACTTTTGAAAGAATAGTAAGAGAAGTCATTCCGACTTGGGCAATATTAACTATGATAATTCAAGGGGTATTAATATTCGTATGGGTTTATTTTAAATTCATCTATTGATGCCAAATAAAATAATTGATCAACCAGAATTTAAGAGAAGCAAAGCAAATGATTTATTGGAAACAATGATGGATGTCATGGAGAATATTCAGTACATCGATGATGCTGGCTTTGCCTTACGTATGAAAGTTTTAAACAACATCGAATTTTTAGTAGATGTTATAATGGAAGAATATGAACAAAGCCGATAAAATAGTAAAGATTAGAGAGCATTTTTACTCTACTAATATGACTAACAAGGATTTTTATAATACATTCCATGAAATGTATGGTTATAAGTCTTGGAATAGTTTAAGGAAATTAATGAATGCTAACGGAATATTAACAAGCACACGATCAAGTAGATCAATTAATCAAGAGATCCCACCAGTAATTGTTAATTATAATCTTGATACTATTGACAACTTTGGTATTGAAGCAAGTTTAGGTGAAGAATATACATCTGCAAAACTACCAAGTCATTTAAAAAAGATTGGAATACTATCCGATATTCACTTTCCGTATCATGATTTAGTAGCACTTACCTGTGCTATAAAACATTTAAAAGATCAAAAAATTGACTGCCTTTATCTGGCGGGAGATTGCTTTGATTTCTACGCAATAAGCCGTTTTGAACGTGATCCCGACAAAAGGGATTTTAAAAGAGAGGTAGAAATGAATAGAGATTTTCTACAAAAGTTGCGTGATATATTTAGAGATATACCTATTTATTTTAAATTAGGAAACCATGAGAATAGATATGCAAGGGCATTAAATAACGATGCAGAGGAATTTGCCCAATTACATGATCTTCAGTTTGATATATTCTTTAGACTTGATAAATTAAATATTATAATGGTTGAAGACTGGAGAGGTATGGAGATGGGAGATTTATTAGTATTGCATGGTCATGAACTTTATGGAGGTGGTGGAGTTAACCCAAGCCAAAACTTATTTAATAAGACAATCTGTAATACTTTGATTGGTCATGTTCATAGGACCAGCAATACCCAGAAGAAAACAGGCTTTAAAGAATTTATTAATACATATTCTATTGGATGCTTAACAGTATTAAGTCCAAAGTATATGCCGTTTAGTATGCACAATCATGGTTTTGCAGTAGTTGAAATTGAAAATGGTAAATCAAAAGTTAAAAACATTCAAATAAAAGATGGAAAAATTGTTTAGATTTGTTCTTTCATTAGTTTAAATAGGGTTTAAGTTTGGTTTTAATTTCCCCATTGATTTTATCGGTGGGGATTTTTTATGTCTAATAAATAATTAAAATAAATTTAAAGAAAGTTTTTTTATTTAATAATTATATTTATATTTGTAAACACTTAAACAATAACACAATGACAAATTCAATTAAAGTAGGCGATTTTATTAGAGGATCATACAAATATGGATGTATTTGTGGGGTAGTTACAGAAGTAAAAAAATCAATTGTTGTGATAAAAAAATGCAAAATGCACTATAATGTTTACACATTGACAGATACATTATGTAATGTAACTAAAAGTAGAATTGATATAATAGGTTTAAATCCAGAAGAATCAATAGTTTAAAAATAATCTGAGCCGAAGCGGATTCTTCGGCAATCTTAAACCAACAATCAAATGAAAAAAGCAATTGAGTACATCAAAGATTTTTACCACCAAGACTTTGAAGGTCTTTTGGCTGGTATTTTTATGGGCGTATTTTTTTACGTTTTATATTGGCACATTTTACCTATAATCGAAGGAAGATGAAAACGTATAAAGCAAAATTTCAAGATGATGCAGGGTTTTATTTCTGTACATGGTATTGTCAAAACAATTACGACTTTTGGGCAAGAGTTGCCAAAGAGGAAAGAGAATACAAATCAAATTTTAAACAATTAATCCTTGACTAATGAAAAACCTAATTAAATCATTATCCAATTTCCAAAGTGAATGCCCTGTCATTCATAAGGATACCAAAGGTCACAACTATACTTATGCTGATCTTCCACAAATCTTTTCAGTCATCAATCCATTACTTAAAAAGAATGGATTATGTTTTACTCAATTGCTTGAGAATGAAGGCATCAAAACTATTTTGTTTCATGTTGAATCAGGCGAATCATTAGAATCGTTTACAATCATGCCAAAGGTTAAACTTGGTAATATGAATGATTTTCAAGCTTACGGATCGGGGGTGACCTACTTTCGTAGATATTGCCTTTCAAGTATGCTTACTTTAGTGACTGATAAAGATATAGATGCTTGTGGTGTACAAGTAGAGGTTAAAGCTTTTCAAGTAGAATCTAAGCCATTACAATACTATAAAACTATAATAGATAGCCTTGATTCAATTGAGGGTTGCAAATCATTCTACAATGATTATTCGGCTGACATTAAATTAAATTCTAATATATTGCCATTGTTAACTACAAAAAAATTAAGTTTCACAATCAAATAAATAAAAATGGAAAAGACAGAAAAAGTATTTGCAAAAGGGTTTATTTTTAAAAGAAATGAAAATGCACCAGTATTCGTAATTGGGAATTTATCATTGAATTCTAAAGATGCAGCAGAGTTTATTGCAGCAAACTCTAAAAACGGGTGGGTTAATTTAAAGATTAATCAATCGCAGAATGGAAAGTATTACGTTGAACTTGACACATGGGAAGCAAAGCCAAGTGGATCTGGTGCTATGACATATAAAACACAAGAAGCCAAAGAAGATTTACCTTTTTAATTATGGAAAAGAAAAAATATTTATTTAGATGGTTTGATTTGTTAGACAACTCAAGGTATTGCGAAACAAGAACATTTTCAGAAGATGAAATCCAACCATATTTAAAAGCAAAGAGTGGATGGAGCAGATTAGATGAATATGGCGAAGATCTAATTATTACAGAAGAAATGGAAAGAGAACTTAATAAAAATTAATATGAAGCAATTTAGAAAAAGAGATGCCTGCCAAATAGTGGCAATCAATTTAAAAGAAAAGGGAATAATTCCTTTTTCAGCACGAGAATATACGATTGATAATGTTACAAGCATTATCAATAAATTCGAGCATAAGCATAAGGAATATTTTTCTTTGCACGAAGAACAAGTGATTACAGAATGGGTAGCAGTTAAACGCAAACTAATTGAAGACAATGAAAAATCAAGGAAAAGAATCGAGATCTAATGAAACATCTGAATTTCTAACTATGGTTGGAATAATAGGTATTATCAGTTGCTGGATTTTTGCAATAGTTGTTGAACTTATAACTAAACTTTACAATCAATGAAGAAATTATCTTTTAATGAATGGCAAGACCATTTAACAAAGCAATTAGAATTAGACAGAAAAAAATTATACTTAATACCTAAAAGACACAAACATGAAAACAAGCTTCAAACATTATCACCAAGATAACCCACTTATTTATGTGGAGTTTAAACGGTTGGCATTTCAGATGATCAATCGAGGTTATGTAAGATTAGGATCTAAACAGATATTTGAAGTCATTAGATGGCAAACAATGGTTGAAGGTAATGATGGCTACAAGGTCAATAACAATTTTACATCTGATTATGCAAGACTATTTGAATTAGATCATCCAATTTATGCAGGATATTTTTTAAAGAGATTATGCAAATCGGTTTAAAATAGTTATATTTAAAAATAATTAACTAAGAGGGTAGGAGTTCTTAGGTAATTAAAAAGGGTTTAATAACCAAAGCCAGATTTGCACTCCTACGCAGACTGGCTTTTTTTATTTCAAAATGAAATATTACTTACACGATTCCAACTCATTTAACGATGAAAAGATCACAGAACTATATCTTGAATATGGGTATGAAGGTCTTGGTTTATTCTATACAATATTGGAAAAACTTGCACTACAAGAGAAACCAATTAAGACAAAAGTTCTTAAACATCAACTAAATGTTGGTAAAAAATTAGATAAATGTTGGACTTTTATTGAGGAAATTGATTTGATTTCTTCAAATAATGGTGAAACTTTTAACAAACAATTACTAAACTTTAGTAAAAAGTATCAAATTTCTAAAGAAAAAAACGCAAAACGTATTTCAGAATGGCGTGATAATCAAGTAGTTAGTGAAAATGTAACACGTTCAGAACCTGTTCGTAACGCTGATAAAGTAAAGTTAAGTAAAGTAAAAGAAAGTAAAGTAAAGTTAAGTGATATAATAACTCCACACCTTTTTCTATTAGGTGATGAATATGATAATTTTTTATCTTATTGGATTGAGCAAAATAAATCTGGAAAGGAAAGATGGGAGTTAGAAAAATTCTTTAATATTGAACGAAGAATAAATACTTGGATGAATAATAAAACCAAATTTAACAACAATGGAAATAATACTGAAAAACTTGGAACAAGTGCCGCAAGAATGGAAGCCTTACGGAAGTGGTAGTGCAATAGCAATACAACAAGCACAGAGTACCCATAGTCTTCGTATAAGGAACGAAGAAGACATAAAGGAGGTATTACGCTATTCAATGCTTTTGGTTGGCTTACGTGGCAACAATCTACCAACTGAAGAAGAAAAATTTGTGCTAACCAATTTTGTTAGATCTAATTTTGGTAATCAAACTCCAGAAGAAATCAAGATTGCTTTTGAAATGGCAGTTGCAGG